GACCGGCGTCGGTATCATCGGCGCCGCAAACAACGGCAATGGTGCCGGCGTCTCGGGTGCCTTTGAGTTTGCGAACGCGGCTGTCTTGCAGGCTCGCAAAAGTTACGGCCTCGGACTCATCGCCGAATTCGCCCAGGTCTTCAACCTCGCCAACTTCGACATAGACGTCGGAGAGAAACTGAGACAGGTTCTCGGCATCAGTAGTAGTGCCGATAAAGAGTCGTGATCCAGATGCAGCGCTGATAGTCATGGTGCGTACCTCGCGGTAATGGTCAGAGTTACTACCCGCGCTACGGTTGTTTCATCATCCGTCGGGGCCGGTCGGGGTCCAGTTGCGATTATATCAATGATTTGATAGTCAGCGGGCGATATAGATAACCGCTGGCGGTGAAACATTTCGCGGATCAAATAGCCAAGCGCTTCAACAGTGCGGTAATGGTCGGGCTGATCGCCGTACACGATAATATCACGCACGACAACAGGCCGGCGCGACACTAGCGCATCGATGTCGGTAACGCTGACATCGGGCGATATAACGATAATCGGGTTGACCGCATTAGTCGGAACAGGGCGCCGCGTGAATATGGCAGCCTCGCCGTTCCATTCTGTCAGCAGTCCGGTAATCGCAACGTCCGCCATCAAGGCAGCGCGAATGGCTGGTGCAAAGTCGAGGCTCATTGCAGCACGCTCGCAACTTCAGCGGCCAACTTCTTTTCGAATTCGGGGAGTTCTTCGGCAAGGGCTGGGCGGGCGTATGGGCGCGGCTCCATCTTTCGGGTGCCGTATTCCAGAGCGGATGCATAGGCGGTCGAGAAAATAACCGCGCCCATCAACTCATCTTGCTTATATTCGGTGCGCCCGTATTGCGCCAGAGTGCCAGTATCGCTGGCCGGCGACTCTCCCGGTGCAGACGCCTGATGCACAACACTTCGCCGGGTGTATATGCGCCCGGACTTCGACCCGTTCTGAATTTTATTGACAGCAGATTCGCGCACAGCCTCGGTCGAACTGATAACAGCTACGAATGCAGCAGCCCGCACTTTCGCGAGCACATCGTCTCCGTACCAGTTAACAGCCATAGACTAACTCCCATCAATCGGGGCCGGTATTTCGAAGGACTGGCATTCCCATAGGGCGATTGCCGGATCCGTGTTTACCTTGCGAATCTGATACCACGTACTGCGAAACTTCACCTTGTCGTCCTTGCTGGGAGTAATCCCAGGAATGGACTGTGCAAAGATACCGACCTTAAGATCAGTATCCGGGATACCGGACTGCGCTCGAAAGAACGCAGAATATTCATCCGTGAAACCCTGAATCGTATTAGTTGTGATGACAGTGGCAAGCGGATCGCCGTATTCATCATTCCCCATCGATTCAGTTTCAACGCGTAACGTGCCGGTCAAAAGCTTATTCTTGAAACCGGCATATATAGCCTTGGCAATGTCGCCATCGAGCAATCCCACTACAGCGACTCCAGCGCCTTGATTGCACGATCACGCACGCGGTAACGCACGCCGGTGGCCTCCATGGCCCGAGCAAACAACTCATCGTCTGGCAGATCGCATACAGCAACGGGCGCCGGCTCAGTTGTAAACTCCGAGTTTACAACTGGCACAACAACAGCCGGCATAACATCCATGTCAATCCGGCGATTATCGTACAGCTGCCGCACGCGACGTTTGGACACCCCATCCAATGGGAAATTATCGTCCTGATAAAACGTCTCTCCGTTAAACGTGAATGTACGCCGAACCACGAATGGCCCGGCAACATCAAACGGCTCGCGACGATAACGGCTCATATTACAGGCTCACCACCGCGTCGAAGTCGACGGCATTGTTGAAGAAGTAGCCCAGGTCGGCGCCAACCACTTTCTGGTCGTAGGCCATCTGGATTTCAACGCGATCTGACTCAAGCTCTTCCATGCGGAAACGCTTGATGCGGTGGCCGAGGCCCGATGCGCCCATCCAGCCAGTCCAGCTGAAGGTGTAGCCAGCAGACGGCACCATCACGCTCGGAGTCGGAGTGACGTAGGTCAGCAACGCATGGTTGCCCACGATGAAGCTGGAAGCCTCGGTAGCACCCTTGGCAGCGCCGTTGTAGACGGCCTTGGATACCAGCACTTCGTCGAGGCCGAACAGCTGGGCCAGGGTCGAGGCGTTGACCATTGCCGGCTGGCCTGGGGTCTGGCCGTACTTCACGCGGTCAACGATGTCAGGGTGATCGATCAGCGCGTCGAGAACGGTCTGGCTGACGGTGAGCTTGTTCGGCTCAAAACCAGTGGTTTCCAAAACGGTGCGCTTGGCGGTGCGGATGTCGTTGATCGGATCCGAGTTGGCATCGTTCCAGATGAGGAACTCAGTGGCTGGGTTAACGCCGCTGTTTACGCCGGTCTTCTCGTTCGACCACACGCTGGCGGCCATGAACTTCTCGGCAAAGGTGCGCTCGCGCTTGATCATCGCCTTGTTAGTCAAGAAGATGGTGGCATCGCGGTCGGCGTTCAGCACGCTGTCGCTGTTGGCGCGGATCTGGTCGTCAACGTCTTTGTGCAGGGCTTTAACCGGCGCAAAGTAAGTCGGAGTGTTGTCCAGATCGTAGCCGCTGCCTGCGGACTCAGTGCCCGGAGCGCGGTCCTTCATGTCGTCGCGGTTGAAATCAGCGCGCGAGTAGATGTAGTAGCGGTCGGACTGCTTGCTTACCTGAATATTCGGGAAAGCGCGGTCCGCGATGAAATTCGCTTGCGCTTGGATATACGCAATCGAAATGTTGGTAAGCGGGCAATTGACATGCACGTCACCAGCCGTAGGTTGTGCCATAGCGATGTACTCCTATCTTGGTTGGTTACGCGCCAATCGGCATGAAGAGGACCGGGCGAATATCGCCGGAGACACCAGTCTCGAGCGCAATGCCGGCGACGTAGGTAGTGCCTGCAACTGCAACACCGCTCGCGCCGGACTCAACCTGCGCGCCTGCGGTAATGCTGCCGCCGTATTCGACCATGATGATGCCGCTGATGCCGCACTGAACGGCTACGTCGGCAGCAGGGTTGCCCATTACCACGCAGTCAACGCGGCCAGCAGAGGAGGCCAAGGCCACTTTGCCGGAGCTGTTGACAACACCGAAACGAAACTGACCGGTAGTTTCAAAGCTGGCGTTAGCCAGCAAAGATACGGTACTGACGTTCTCTTCGTAAGCCATGATTAGTTACCCTCATTCAGAGCGCGGTCATACAGATCGGCGCGTTTCGAGATTACGGCAGTGTAGGCGGTGACATAATCGACGCTGTGATCGGCCATGTGTGCCTTGGTCAGGGTTTCCAGTTCGTCGGTCGCGGTGCCGTTCTGGCGGCCGGTGCCGTTCTTGTGGCCTTCGGTCTTGAACGCGGCTTTGGACAGTTCCTCGGCGGCGGTCAGGATCGCTTCGGCAGTATTGCGGACCGATTCCGGAAGGGCAGCGACTGCTTTCAATACGGCAGCTTTCTCGGCATCAGTACCAACCAGATGGCCGAAATCGTCAGCGGCGCGCTTGGTCAGGGTAGCCAGTTCGGCTTCGTCCTTGGCCTTGGTAATCTCGGCACGCTGCAATTCAATTGCGGCCTGCTGCGACTTGAGGACGGCAAACACGCCTTCACCAACCAGCGACTTGCGGACGGTGGTGCCGTCAACTACCAGAGTTTCTTCGGCAGCCTTGGAGACTTTCATCTTGGCCTGACGGTCTTCGGCGGCGAGCGCCATAAATGCCGCGCGGTCCTTGTCGTCCATTGCCTTCATGTAGTCCTTTTCGTCGTCGCCCATCTTCGCGATGAGTTCAGCGACTTCGAGTTTCTTCGTCAGATCAGCCAGCTGGCTTTTCAGGACGTCCTGCTCGGTATCTTGATCGGCCATGTTGGCGTCTCCTTCGGGTTGATGTACGGGTTCATCTACATCGGGCGCGCGCTTAAAGATAGTCACGCACGCCTGTTTGTTTGTCGGGCTATCGACAAGCGACAGTTCGGACAGTTTGAGCAATGTCAGTTTTGTGGCCACTACACTTCCTCCCGAATTGCTTGTCCGCCGATACTGAATGCCTTTAGTTCGCCACTCTTGACGCGGGACCAAGTTGCATCATCGGGAACATGCACACCGACAATCCAACCTTCTCGATCACACGACACGCCCAGGCTTTTTGCAAACTCGGCAGTCAGCGGGAAACTATGCACTACGCTACCGACCTTATCGCCTTCGTGCATGGCCATAGCCTTGCGAACAGAAAGCATGAACTCGGTAGTTGCTTTGACCAATTCTTGCGGCTCGATAATGTCGTCTTGCAGATCGACAACAGGCACGCCACCCTCACTAATGACGGACGCCCAGCCGTAAACCATGCGGGCCTCTTCATCAAATTTCAGAATGGTCGTCACTGTCACAATATCATTCTCCGCTTTAATAACTCTTTCCTCTATGTATTGTCCTTTGTCGGGTTGTGCAAAGTCAACAGTGATCATTATTTGATCCTCACCGAGAAAGTGCATCGGCAGTTTACCACCGTAGAAATATCCGCCTCCGGATCCCCTGGAAACATCAACTCGTTACCGTCGCCATCAATAAACGGTTCTTCTGCGCCGACTTCTTGTCCGTCCATAACGGCATGCGCGTCGCGCGTGCGCTTATCTTGTGTGGTGTTCCATACGCGGATAATACGATCAGGATCAATGCCACTATCCCCGACAAGTTGATTGAGCGCCTCTTGCCTTGCGAGACTAGTCGCCTTCACCGACTCAGTGCGCGCGATAGTTTCAGCGCGATATGCCAGATACCTTTCGCGGTATCGCTTAACCATGCGGTCAATCTGGTCGTTGCTTAATGCCGCGCCACCAGCAGCGGCGCGAGATACAGTGCGATCAAAGCGGCGATCACGCAAGCCACGGTCTAGAGCTTGCCGGCTGTTCATCTCCAGTAGTGCGCGATAGTTGGCGACGGCGGCTTCCTGTGTGGCCGTTAGCCCGATGCTTCCCCGGAATGTGGCCGCTACTTGGCGTGGCCCTGCGCCGGCCTGTAATCCGCGCGTGAGGGCTTGCCGCGTGGCCTCTCGCTGCTTGGTCGTAAACTCAGACACAAAGCTAAGCCGGTTCTGCTGCATGATTTCAGCGGCACGCGGATTGCCTGGGTCGAATCGCAGGCCAACAGCAGATCGATTTATTGCGGCGGCAAGTTCCGGTATGGTTTCGGCACCGACAGCAGCAAACACGGCGGGAATAATGGAACTCATGCGGATGATTG